GACCTTGGTTCACAAGACCAGCCAAGCCGGACGCAACTACTGCGCGATCCAAGGCATCGCCAAGTTGCCCAAGTCGATGAAGGCTCCGGCCACCACCCAAAACAGCCAGGTGTTCTACGAGATCGAGCAGGGTGAGGGCGGTCAGTTTGGCGAACTGCCGGAATGGCTTCAAGAGAAGATCCGTTCCAGCAAAGAGTTGTCCGGTGCGTCTTCGGCACCGCAGGTCAAGGCTGCCACCAACACTGACGCGGACGGCAACCCGATGCCGTTCTAATCAGATGGCTCTTACCCTAACCCAGAAAGAGCCATCGACCGCTAAACTCGTTCAAACCGAGTCTAGCGGCCATTGGTACAAAGAAAATGGCGAGTCCGCCCACGTCATCATTGGTAAGAACGGAAACGAGCGAAGCACCACGGTGGCAGATGCCCGCAAGATGGGGTTGCTTCCATCGGTCACGAGCGTCCTGGGCATCATGGACAAGCCGCAACTCACGGCATGGAAGATCGAGCAGGCCATCATGTCCTCGCTCACGCTTCCAAAGGAGGACGGTGAAACACTCGAAGAGTATGCGAAGCGGGTCGTCAAAGACTCGAAGCAATCCACAACCAAGGCGGCGGAACACGGCACGAAAATGCACGAACAAATGGAGCATATCCTACTTGGACGTGATTGTTCCAAAGACCCGGAACTCCAGCCGTATATCAAGACGTTTAGAGAGTGGGCTGAAGACAATATCGAAAGAACCTATTGGTGCGAAAAAGCACTGGTTGGTGCTGGTTACGCTGGACGATGCGATGCCTACGTCAAGCTGAAGGGAATCGGAGACGCGATCATCGACCTCAAAAACCGCAAGGTAAACCCGAAGTACGATCCGTTCTACGATAGCGACTGCGCCCAGCTTTGGGCCTACCGCATTGCGTCCGAGAACCCCAAGGCAGCGTGCGTCTCGGTGGTCCTGGCGGCCAACGATCCCGAAACGCTGGTGATACACCAGTGGAGCGAGGAGGAACTGCACGAAGCCGGAATCGCCTTCAGTGCCATGCTCAAGGTCTGGGCGTGGTCAAAGAAGTACAACCCACCGGGGATGAAACTATGAAGCCACCCACCATAGAAGAACTTGGCAAAGCCGCCGAGGATATAACGTGGCGCGTTATGGGCAAAGGCTCGGAGAAATCCGCCTACGGAGAATGGTTTCATGTTGACAAGCCGGTGCATGATTACCATATAGGTCGTGCTATGCGTCACTTGTCCACGGCCATGTTGCAGTTGCAGAAGTCAACGCCTTGCCCGGACAACAACGGGGAAACGGCTGCGGATCACCTCGAAAGGGCTTTGGTCCGCGCCTTGTTTGCCTGGGCGCAAATCAAAAAGGAAGTACCACGACTATGAAGAAAATAGAGGACATCAAAGTAACATTCATCTGGGGAGGCCGCGAAGTCACGGCATGGGGCGATTGCGATTACAAGACGCACCGCATTGACATCGGGCCGCAGGGTTACCGCGAACACGTCATTGCGGACGTCCCATATGATATGTCGATCTCGCGTATCACGGTTTGCCACGGTGACGCAGACATCGCCAACCCCGAGCCGGAACTGCTGGAATTTGCCGAGCAGCTTCTCATGGAGGAAGCCGACGAACAACTTTGCGAGGTGGCATGAAGAAAGTTGTAGTCACCCAGGCTTTCGGGGACGATTGGCTGGAGGTTCTCAAGCTGACCAAGCCGCGCATGGAGGAGTATTGCCGCAGGCACGAACAGGACTTTATCTCCATCGAGAAGCCGCTGGCGCACCCTGTCCAGTACAGCAAGCTTATCATCCCGCACCTGATGACGACCAAGGGCTACGATGTCGTAACCTTCCTTGACGCTGATGTGCTGGTCGCGCTGGACTGCCCTGACATCTCCAAGGATGTCGAGAAGTTCTGCGCCTTTGACGAAGGTGCCTACCTTGACCGCAAGCCGGGAATGACGGCACTGGCCAAGGCTTTTGGCTACAAGATCGAGCCAAGGTTCTACGTCAACACGGGTGTTTTTGTGGTGACAAAGAGCGTGGCCGGTATCTTTGCCCAGCCGCCCATAGGATTGTTCCCCAATCATTTTGCCGAACAGACCTGGATGAACATTATGGCGCACCTGTGCGACCTGGACCTTCAGGAGCTTGATCCGTCCTTTAACTGCATGACCAGCGTGGAAGAACACTTCGGGCTGAACCGATATATGGATGCCCAGATGATCCACTACGCCGGACAATCCAACGACATGGCCAAGCTTCGCGGCCAGATTGAGGCTGACATCAAGAAGCTGGAAGAGGAGATCCGATGACCCCGGTCAAGGTAATCCCGCATGGAGACAAGTGGCGGGTGGTGACGGAGTTGATGGAGAATCCGGTTGGTCCACGCCTATGGGGTGCCGATCCGCCAAACGGCTTGCCACCGGCTGATGATATTTTTGACGACAAGCAGAACGCTCTGGATGCGGCGCGACTATGGAACGCCTATTCGGCCTGGGCTGAAAATCATTCTGGAAGGAAAAAGAAATGGTCAAAGCTGAAGCGAACCGCTTAAGCCAGGAGGAGCGGGTCAAGCTCCTTGCCAGCGAGATTGCCATCCGGGCGATCTACGACCTGCGCCTATTGCAACGCCGCAAGGTATTGGTCGGGGACGAACTGACACCAGCAAACAATCGTCCCGGGCTGAAAGACTGTTGCTGCTACCGCGAGGAGGACAACATAAAAAACCTGCTTGACGATTTCAAGAACGGCACCGTACTCTTTTGGTGCAGGATGGGCGGGGCGAACATCGACCAATCCACCCTGAACAAAATGCTTAAGAGGAGGAAAGATGATGGACTATCTGAAGTTCTTTAGCGAGGTGAGCGCACACGTCATCTTGTTCGCCCTGCTTGCGGGCGCAGGGATGATGTTGCTGGTGTTCGCCGGAAGCTTCATGGCATGGCTGATTGCAAAATCAAGAGAGGAGAAATCACAATGGATGAATTGGGACAAATAAAAATCATCGCAGAGCGCAAGATCCAGATGGTCGAACTTGATTTGGACATAGACGACAAGGCATCTGAAATGCTTACCAAAGTAGGTTTGAGTCTTATCAGGGATGACAAGAATGAACTTGCCGCCTATGCCTTCAAGAAGGCATTGGAGGCATACGCAAAAGGAGAAAAGGAATGCACACTGCAAATCAAGAAAAGCCGTTCAAGCAAAAAATCCTCACGGCGGTCACGGTCCCGAAAGTCCTGACCCGCTCGCAGTGCGAAATGATTATCCGCGATGCGGAGGTCATCGGGATGAAGCGCGCGCCGGTGTTGTCGAAGGATGGCACCCACGTTGCCAGCCGCACCCGGACCTGCTCGTCATGCTGGATACCCAAGGCACCTCACTTCCAGTGGCTTTACAATTACCTAGCCGCAGTGGTGGACCAGGTCAACACGGAACACTATCGCTTCGACATAATGGATATGCAGCAGCTTCAGGTGCTGAGGTATCGCCCATTCCAGAAGTTCAAGTGGCACTTTGACACCTATGACGGCAGCGACCGCAAGCTGACCTGCGTGGTTAACCTGTCCAGGCCGGAGGAGTATGTGGGCGGAGGGTTGCGCGTAGAGGCCGATTGGCATGGGGTGGAGAAATCCACGCACCAGGGGGCGGCCAACTTCTTCCCTTCATGGATCAAGCACAGGGCCAAGGCACCACTGCTAGGCACACGCTGGGCGTTGGTTGCATGGATCACGGGGCCAGCATGGAAGTAGGCCCGACCGAGATGCTGATGTTTGCCGTGGGCATTGCGCTCATGGCGATGTGGATGGATCGCAAATGACCTTCGCCGCAAACCTTCCGCGCCACCAGTATGTCATGGTGAACCGCAAGTTTATCTCACAAGGCAACGAGAGCGGATGGGAGGATGCCGTATGGTTCGGGCTGTACTCGGTGCCGCACCGGGCTTGGGGTTGCACGGTCATGCTGAAGTGCGGGGCGTTGTACCGTGGATTGCCTCTGCACGCATTGGCGTTCCCAAGCGGGACAGGCGAGCCGTGGACCCTGGGAGACGCACAGCGGTGGGACTGTTTCGGCTGGAACTTCACGACCATCGAGTACGACTATCTGCGCGAACTGGATTGCCAGGTGTGGCTGGCTGGTAAGCAGACTTGGATGCGTGGAGCCTATATGTTCACCGCAGAACCATACGGGGACGGGTACAGCCTGGAGCCGAGTCAGACCAAGTCGCACCACTTCATTGAGCTTGCCAATGGAAGGATTGCCTGTGTTCCGGGCAACAACGTCTTATTCACGGAGGCATCGTTCACGGGCAAGAATGGGGTTGCCAAGCCGACATGGCTGAAGGTACAAACACAGGTATTCCACGCCGAAGAACAGGCGTTTGACGGCGTGGTCGGAGAGGAGACAGCGTGACAAAAGAAAGAATAGATTGGCTGACCGATATTCTGGCGCGAGTGCGCCGGAGTCTTGCCAGCCATCGGGACAACATCAACCATGCCGAAGCCCACAAAGTCCGCGAGATCATTGCGGGGGTTGACGCTGCGGCTTTAATCACAAAGGAGATAAGAAATGAACACACAGGAAGCAGTAGCGCAGGTACTAGCTGACCGGGTCAGCACGACCGAGACGAACATCAAGGTGCTGGAGGCGAGGCTTGTCGCCGCAGTCCAGACCATCCAGCAACTTCGCCACGAGATCAGCATCGGGCGTATCGAGCGGACTAGAAGCAACAGGGACTCCGCAGATAAGATTGTTGCCGGAATCAGGGACGAGAAGGAGATCGTGGTTCCGCCGGAGCTTATGATCAAAAAGTCAAAGCGGGTCAATCGGGAGCCTGGATTTGTCACAAAGCGGTGGGGCTTGTGGAAGGTCCAGTATGAGGCCGGATACACGGTTCACCAGATCGCAAGGGCGTGGAAGTGTTGCCGCACAACCGTGGAACACGCAAGGGACATGGGCTTTATGCCCGGATATGATTCGAGGAAGGCAAAATGAATGTGCAAGAATGGATCGAGGAAAATTATCCCGACGAAGGGATTTTGCTTGCCGATGGATTCGACCGTGCTTTCCTTGGTGTCGGTCGGATATTCAGCGGTCCGTCAGTCGCGGTCTACGACAAGAGCATGGTCATCACGATCCTGCGCGAGTCGGGGATGAAGGAAGATGAAGCGTATGAATACTTCGACTACAACGTGGCCGGGGCGTATGTGGGTGAACGAACCCCCATGTTTGTCGAGATAAAGAAGGCGAGCAGAAGGAAATGACGGTAACCCTGGAGCCATCCGAGGTTATGATTTGCAACCTTGTCGGAAGGATGAGGTCGCTTATTGCCAGGGGTTGCGGGGTAAGG